ACAACTGCTCTAGCATCAGTAGAACTATTATTATCTGTTACAGCAAGCATGGAACCTGACATAGCATGGGAAGTTCCTGTTCCCAATCCATGATGTATTGCTAACACATGACCTGAAGTTGTTGCATATGTATTAACTTCAAAAACATTTGCAGTTGTTGTTGAAATCGCATTAATTAAAACACCACGTTGATCTACATCGCCAGTCTCTACAAAAATTCCTGTTGTACCATCAGTAGAACCAACATTTACATGTAATTTACCTCGTTGAGTTCCAAGCGTATCTCCGCCTGCAACTTGCATATAACCACCGTATTCATTTCCAAATACAACCGTATTAGCGGCATCAGTAACAATATGTAAAGAATCTGTAGCATGATCATAAAGAACGCCTCCAACATCAGCATTATCAGGATCACCAAATGCAATAGTACTATTTGAGACAGTATTTGCAAGTAATGTCATACCAACTGCAGTATTGCCTTCTAACACCATATCATCCGCGGCCGCCTCAACTGCAGTCGCAGTAATAGAGCCTGCCGCAAAATCTGTTCTGATATGCAGTCTTCCTTTAGATGAAGTTGCAAGAGTTGGACCTATGAGATGAGTATATTCTGGAAAATGTCCAATACCAACATTAGAAGTGCCCACATCTGAGCCAAAAATAGCTCCAACATTAGATACAAAAGCAGAAGCCGTGTTAATAGATATATTCGCAGAATGTGTAAATCCGCCGATTGTATATGTATTATTAAATGTACCATTAGCAAATGTTGCACCAGTAAATATATGAGGACCAGGAGAAGATACTGTAATAATTTTATCAGAAGCAGTAATGTTAACATTTACATCATTAACTGTTCCTTCATCAATTGTAACTTGTTGAACAGTTCCCAAATCAGCAACCGTTGCTCCAGTAAGAGTAATTGTAGATGCTCCATTAGAATTCAAATTTAAACCATTTAAATTAATTTCACATTCATTAATTTGGGCTCTTTCAATCTTACTATCGGGACTAGCACCAGTTACAGTTGCTCCAACTGTTTCAACTAATGCATACTTTTCAACTGTTCCTATATCTGTAGTGGTTGCTCCAGTAAAATCTATAGAACCCCCTGAAAATGTTAATGCGGAACCAGTTACACTTGCACCCGTAAGAATATCTGCAGAAATTGTATTGATCGTTAGTCCACCATCAGAATCAGCAGAAAGTAAAGAAGTAACAGGATCATCATCTGATTGTTGGTTCAATACTGTAATAAGTTGATTTGTTTTTGAACGCCATGCTTCAAAAGTATTAGTTAATTCTACACTAGTAATACTGGTATCAGATATTGCCATCTTTGTCCTTGCTTAACAATTCTAAAATTTTGTTTACATCTTTCTTCATGTTATTTATTTCAGATTTTAAATTATTTATTTCATTTTCATTAGATTGTATTGTGTTTGTTTGTAATATTTTTTGTCTATGTTTCAATAAAGACTGCTGATCAGTTGCGATAATTGCATTAGAAAACGTATCTCTATGATATCTTGGATCATCTGTTTTTACTATCAAGGTGTACCCTCACTATCAAGAGCGATTGCTCGTAAATTTGCTATTTTAGGGATTCCTATAAAAGTGTCCTGCGATCCTCTATCTAAAGTCATAACTAATTTAATTGAAAATGTTCTAAATTTTTCATATCTTGCATCCCCTCCAGATATATAAGAAATTTTTTCATCAAATGTCTTAAATTCAAATCGTTTAAAATCATGTTCACTTACAGAATAGGTGGTATCTGAAGTTTGTTGTTTCATAAGAACCCAAGATTTTTCATCAAAAGGCTCCGAATCTTCACTAGAAAGAACTTTATAATAAGCATGAATATTAGCTCCTCTTGGCTTATATGCATCCATGTATAATTTAAGATCAACTGCATCAAAACCTTCTTCTAATGTTACCCGTCTTGAAATATATCTAGCTTTTAAATTGCCGCCAGAAGAAAATGATACTGCATTTGTTGATGTTTTACTTACAGAATCATTAGCACCTTCACCAACAACACTAATAGTCGCGGCTGTTGTCATTCGTACATTAGTAAGAACAGCAGAAGATCCTGTAACATCCCAGTTAGTTATAGTTGGTGTAGAAATATATCCTGAACCACCACTTTTAACAACTACTCGATTAATAATACCATTTGCATGAACATTAGCGGCTAATGTTGCAGTATTCGAACCAAAATCAGGAGCAGATACTACAAATACACTTGTATTACCTTCTGATGCCGCATTACTTGTTGAACTTCCAACTTCAGCAACATAATAACCAGTACCTGTATTAGATAAAACAATATCAGAATTTGATAAACTTCCATTATTAATAATATTTTCAATAGTAATAATGCCTGTTCTTTGTTCATCAATTACTGGAGATATTAAAGTATTTGCAGTTTCAAAATATGCATTAATTGTAAAACTATTATTAGCGGCCTGTGGATATGTAATTTGTTTTTGTTTTTTGAAATCAACATTTTTATTTTCTTTAAATAATATATTAGAGCCTTTTACTGCGGCCGCCAAATCTGTTGCATAATAATCAAAACGTGTATAAGTATTTGCAAAATTAAGTGATTCTGTCGTTACTTTAAATGAATCTATAGTCGTATTTGAACTTGCATTTCCACTTGAAACATCAGAATTATCTAATCTGGCATATGCATTCGATGATATAAATTCACATCTATCTAATCGAAATGTTACTCCTTGATCTGTTACTTCTTCCCAAACTCCTGCATTTGAAGGCTTGAAAAAATTTCCAACATAGGGTTGTTTTGTTATTTTTTTAGAAGTTCCAGTATGATAAGCACCATATTCAAAACCATAAATTTTATATTCACTACTATTAGCCATTATGCAAATTGCATACTCATCTGGAGCAAGAAAGATAGGATGATCAAATTTAAACATTGTTCTTGAACCTTGATCTGTATCACTTTTATTTGCACTATAAGAATTGCCTAAAAAGCCAGCGGGAAATCCTCCACTTGTATTTGCTACAGGAGTGCTTGTGTTTGCACTAATTTTTCCAGGAGTCAGGACAACTTCACTTCCAGATATAACCAATGATGTACTTGGCAATCCATTAATCATGGGTCTTAGTTGTAAAGTTACAGGAGTCTTATTTCCTACTGATGTATTTTTTTGACTAAAAAACAAAGTTACAGAATCAACAAAAAGACCTGTAGAATATTGATTTTTGTCAATAAAGAAAGATTGTGCCATCGGATTCATATAATCCGTAGACTTTGATTGTCTTCCATCAGAAGTTGATCTTGTAACTCTCTCTTCTTTAATATTTTCTCGTCTGGAAATAAAAGGTCTAGCAGAAACAAAACCTAATTCGTTTTTAGCATCAACTACTCCTGCAGAATGAAATATATCTTCTGCAACCGATGTTGTAACAGCAGTAATATTATCAGGATCATCTGTCACTCTAAAAAGATTTTGACTTCCTGTAAATCTATCAGGAAGAACATTAAAAACTCCTCCAACAACACCTTCAGAAGAAACTGATAATGCTAAATCATTAAAATCATAATTTACAAGTGCGGAAATAGATCCATTTGCTTCTGTAGTATCTCCTTGAATTACTGTTCCAATAGAAAAGGCAGATTCAGTAGACATATCTGTGAGTAAAACAGTACAATTATTCTGATTATTTCTATCGCTCATGTAAATAATTTTAGCAGTATTGCTCGCATTTGATCCAGAACCCTGAATTGTAACTTGTTCAAAATTACCAGGAGTGGTTCTAAACACATTAGATGTACTTACATTTGATAAACTTACAACTGCGGCTTGCTTCACATTAGCCGACATATTTTGATCACCAAAATAAGCATAAACATTTTTGCTTGGTTTTAATCCCTTAGCAATAAAAGTTATTGATTGTTCTCTGACTTTTGGAACTATACTTAAATTAACTGTTTTATTTCCAACGGTCTTAATTATTTTTTCCGGTACACTTCCTGAACTCAATCCGGTCAATGTTTTAGTTTGATTTGTTGTTTTTGCTCTTCTATCATTATTTCCTGAATCACCCGTATCTCTTATACCTTCTTTAACATCGTTATTAATTTGTGTTCCAGACCAAATTTCTTCCCAATCATTCCAATGAGTGCCGTGTCCTTTATTTGTTAAGACACTAGAAACCCAATTGTCATATTGTCCTTCAATATTAACTTTTACTTGTACTTGACCACTCTGATCATACCACATATCTCCATATGGATCTAATTTCATTTGACCCATATAATTCTGAACAGAAAAAGGATTTATCTGAAAAGTTTTTTGAACATTTTTACCATCATTCGATCCTGTAAGAGACATTTCTATAAACGTATTTGTTGCAAATGGTAGAGTTAATATACCAGAATTATTCACTATAGTCGAAAAAACAGATGCACCACCAGAATTTGCATTAAACTTTAATGGATGTAAATCCGAATTAAACGATGGTCTTAAAAATTTATGGGCATAATCAACTGACATAACAAAGTCATCATTAAAAACATCTCCGATATTATGTCCTGCAAAAGGTTCTACAAGAATTCCATTTTTAAATCTATCGTTATTGTTACCATCAGTAATAACTAATCCATCAGCTTCTTTTTCTAATAGACTAAGAGAAACATAATATTCAAGATTTTCAACTCTTCTTTCAAGTTTACCAACATCTCTCATTGTAAATCTCTTATTATCAACATAATTTACTTTTACATCATCTGGATTAAAAGTATATGCAGGCATTTCAAGATTATACAAGGTCATTGAATCATCATCATCGGCAGGCAATTGTGGAGATTTGTCTGATACTCCTTCAATTACATCAAACGTTTTATCTCTATTCAATACAATTTTATCTTTTCTTGAAATATAATATTCATAATCCGCATCAAATGTGAAATCATAATCGGGCATTGCTTTTTCATTAAACACATTTGCTGTTGCTGTAATATCATTATTTTGTGAATTGGTTCCATCAGATGTTTCAAAGCCCAATCTTTTAGGTCTAAAATCGATCATATCTCTTAATTCAACTTTTACACCAGTTGTTGGACTTGTGTATGTTGGAATATTATCATATGATGTATTTCCAGTACCCGACCAAGTATAAGAATCAATTGTATGTGGACCATAACCAGTATGATTATAATAATCAACTATTGCTAGTACTTTACCATTTGGTTTTTGTTCTCCAGTTTTTAAAGTTATAGTTCCATAATCATAATAATTATCTTTTTGACCATTATCAAATATAAAGTTACTTGTAATATTATGAGCATTTGCAGTATTAGACACAGCCGCAAGTAACATAGCATTTGTAACTTCTTTTGTTGGATCTAAAGAAGTTATAACCGCAACCAGTTTATTAATGTCTGCTATTTCTAAACTATTAGTTACTCCAGGTTCAACATTTAATGTTGTTCCCAAATAAATTTGACCAGAATCTGCTTGAATTGTATTTGATGAAGCAGAAGTCACATTAGCAACTGTAACATTTCCTGACACTAAAGTTTTTTTACCAAGACCATCAGTTTTCATCATTGTAGCAAGAACATATAATTTTTGACCCGAATAATCTTTTGCATTTGTACCAGATGATTCAACATTGATTAACAACTGATCTCCAACTTCATTCAATGAAATTGATCTATTATCCCCGAAAGAAGAACCTGAAGTATTACTAAATTCAATATATTCTCCTTCACCAGCAGAATCCGTAGTAAAAACTAAATAATTTGCATCTGCGATAGCGGAGCTAACATTTCCCGCACCAGTTGCTGGATAAAACAATTCTGATGTTCCTGGTAAAGATGTTATAGTTGCCAAATTTTGAGTAAGGTCCGCTGTAAATCCTCTTTTTAATTTATAAGATGCACTTGACATACTCGCAAGTGTTTTGTTTTGAAGAGGAAATAATAATGATCTTTGATCTTCATTATTATCATATAGAACAGTATTTCCAGTCTCAGTCAAATCACTTTTACCACTAACATCAATATTCATGGCCTTCTCAAATTTTTCGTCATCATCTATATTTACAAGAGACCTAATATCCTTAACTCCAAAATTTATAGAATAAGTTGTAACGCCCAATTGAGTTGGTTGTGTTAATGTACTATCTAAAAGTGCAGTATATGCTGAGACTTGAGCATCTCCATCTCCATTTAAATCATAACCACAGTCGGTGTGAGACCTCGCACCCGACCATGAAATAATTCTTCTTGTATCGGAAGAGTTTACACCCAAATATGATGTATTAACAGTTATCGTTGCTCCATATAAACAATTGACTGTTGGAAAAGAATCAGATCCAGTTTCTTTTAAATTGATAAGTGTACTATTAGCCATAGATGAAGCTACATCTCCAGTTGCTTTATTAAATCTAAAATCAAATAAATGAGCATCATATACTGCAGGAAATTTTGTATGATAACTACCGTTTGCAGTACCACCAGAAACATACCCAAATTCATCAGGAGAAACAGTAGATGATCTTCCTGCTTTAAAGTCAAGTTGTCTTAATCGTGCTGTTCCTATTTTTGTGTTTGCTACTGATCCGGCTGAAGTATTATCAAGACCAGTATATTTAATTCCTGCAGTATTAGCATTGTAAGTAATAAGATTTGCAGTTGCGGGTCCATGAACGACAGTTGTTGAGGGCCACTTAACAATATGTAAGTCCATTAAATCAGCTCCGGTGCCCCCAGATGTTGTATTAATAGTTGCAGTATTTACACCCAAAGTAAAAGCAGTATTACAAATAATATCTGTTACAACTGCATATGGTCCAAATTCAACTCCCTGTTTTTCTGCGACAACTGATTCTGTATCTCTTGCTTTATTCAAATTTATATATGTTGGAGATAAAGTTTCATGCTCAAAACCTTTAATATATGCTTTTCCTGGACTTAATTCTGCAGTTATTTTTGTAGAAACACCTATTCTTTGATTATTACTTCCATCACCCAAAGCTGTTCCAGTTGTTAATGTAAGAGCCGTAGTATTTCCTATTGCTGTAACTTCAGCAATTTTTGAAGTATTACTAGAAAAGAATATAGTATCACCAACATTAACATCTGCTATAAAATTTGAACCATTAGCAGTAACCGTTGTGCTTGTATTTGTTGTTGTTCTATCAGAAGCAACTCCTTGAATTTTATGATCAATAACATCAAGAGAAAATGGCCTAACTGTAAAATCTCCGGAAGCATCAAATGTTCGTCTTGCTAAAGTCTTTTCTATATTTCCCATAATAGGAAATTTTACTTCTTCAATCTTTTCACCATTTTCTAATCTTAATAGTTCAATAAAATCAGAATCCGAACTTTTAGCAATCGGATCAGTTACTCCTGTTACGTATACAGGTGTTCCAGATGCAGGAGTTGAGGGCCTACCCTGTATTAAATAAGAAAATACTGTAGTGGATCCAACTGCTGAAATTGTAAATTTTCCATTATATTCTGTCTCGGTTGCGCCTGTTACAACTATAACATCACCAACTGACAAGTTGTGATCAGTAGTTGTTGATATACTTACTATTCCTGATCTGTTATCTTTTGTATTAATAGAAAATGTAACACCAGATGATGCTATTGTTTTACCGTCTTCGAAATAAGATTTTGATGATAATTCTAAATCAATTTTATATCTACTTGCTCCAGGAGCAGAATAATTAGGAGTTCCTATTGCATTATCTAAAAGTGTAGAATCTTCAATACTTGAAACTATAGTTTCTACTATTGATAAACCTATTCTTGTAGAGGGATTATTATTTTCAGTATCTAAAACAAGATTTTGTGGGGAAACATGTATAAAATAACCACCAACATAGAACAGTCCCTCATTAACACTAACTATAGAACCAATACCAGAAGCCAAAGATGTAGATGTAGTTGATCCAGTCAATCCATCATCTGCTCCTGCTACAGTCGCAAAATATGTTGTTCCTGAATCAATCGTATTAATTGTTTCATCATCTAAAAATTTAGTATCATCAACATAATTTATCATCAAAATATCTAAATTTGTTGTCGAAAAAAGTTTACTTGTTATAACCTCTGCTTTTGCACCAGATGTTTGACCTTGAATAATTCTACTATTAAAATTTGTTGAAGTAATTGCGATATTAGAATAGGTTGGTTTTAATTGTAAGGAATTAATTTTATTATTTAAAACTAATTCTGCTCCTAAAACTTTAGAACCATCTTGATAAAGAGTGTCTCCTGTTCTTTCTAATTGATTTTGAAGAATAGATTGTATTTGATTTAATTCTCTCGCCTGAACTGAATATCCAGGACGATATAAAACCTTATAAAATTTATTTGCTTCATCAAAATCATCATAATAAGGTGATATGTTAAAATCTTGTGTTAATTTAGGCATTTGTTAAAACTCCAATACAATCTTAAAATCTTCTACTTGATTCTGCAATCTAGTAATTTTTGCTCTATTTTCAATATAAAGTACATCACCACTATATGGTTTCATTCCTGGTTGAGTAATACCGTTTGCAGAGATTGTTCCGGTTGAACTTGTATTTGCACCAGTCACAACAGTACTATCTTGAAAAGTACCCTTTACTTCATTTATTCTTAGTGTATTATTATTTAGAAAATCAACAACAACACCATTGGCAGTACTATTTGCTAAAGATGTTCCCGAATAAACTTTTTCATCTGGCTGAAAAGATCCACCAACACTTCCAACTTTTAAAGTTGTAGATTGATCAGATAACGAATCTGTAAAAAACGCAAGAGTATTTGCAGATTGTAAGGGATCTCTCAATAAACCCACTTGTCTAAAATCATTAGATACTGTAAATCTTCCTGATTCATTTCCGGAAACACGAGAATCAATCATAACTCTATTTCCACCCAATTCTTCAATCGCATTTTTACCATGTCCTCCTATGGGTCCTATAATAACTGTAGAATTTGCTCCTGATCCATGAGAAGAATTAGCAAAAATAGATGGGTCTGCTACAGTATAGTTTGATCCTTGTTGTGTAACGACTATCTCTGTTATACCATAAGTTGAATTTCCTCTTGCTCTTCCTTTAAAAGTAGATCCATCTCCATTTATTGTAATTGATGGAGCTACTTCATAACCAGAAACAGTATTCGGTGTAATTGTAAAAGCAGGACTTACCGTTATTCTTTGGAGTAACGAATCATATTGTGTAATTGTAGTCTGTTCTCCCTGTCCTGCATTATTTACCACAAAAATAGTTGAATTTACATATAGCCCATCTGTAGTGCTATTTGCACTTGTCGATAATTGCATTACAGTAGAATTAGTCACACTTGCAAAAAGTCCAGTATCAAATTCATATGTTGATAGTGGTATAGTAGAAATTGTTGCTCTTGCATTAGATGTTTCTCCTAAAACAACTTCACCATTTACAAATTTTGTATTTCCCGCACTAACACCATAAGTTAAATTATTTGCCGCAGAAGTAAAACTAACAAGAGTACCATATTGATTCGATGTTTGACCAACTAAAGTTTCATCTGCAATAAAATCTTGAGCATCACCAGAAGCATTTTTCGGTGCGGCTGTAAATTCAACTTTAAAATCACCATTTGATGTCTTATTAACGATATCTATTTGTCCATCAATGGTAGCATCTTCAACAGCAACTTGTCTAGTATCTACACTTTGTTGTACAGGAAGATATTCAGATGTTACGAATTTCAAAGTATCTTGAGATGTAACTGTATACATATATTTCCATTTATATCCGTCAGCAACTTCAATAACTGCTGAACCCGTACCAGTTGGCTTAATTGTTGAAGTTCCATTTGACAAATTATTTTGTAAACATTTATATACATTTAATTCTTCTGTAGCAACATAAAAATTATTCGATAACTGGTATGGATTTATATGATTATAAGCAGTATATGCAGTATTCGATTCCCAATTATATCTTGTAATAATATGTTTAACATCTGCAGAAGTAACTTTTTTTGCGGCAATTATTTGATCCCAATAACTATATAAAGTATTTGCTACAGCTTCATTGGGAGCAGGAGGAACATCTTCATCCTCCCATTCTTGAACTTTTCCAATAAACAAATACAAATTTGTTGCTGAAGTTTCACCAAGCGATTCAATAAATTGCTCTGCGTTATGTACTTTAAATTTTGTTGTTACTAATCTAGCCATATCTTTATTTATGTTAATAAAAAATTTTTATGTTTGTATAAATTTTGGTATTTGATTATTAAATGTTGATAATATTTCAAATTTTAAACTACCTTCAGTTGATGTGTTTCCAAGATACGCCGAATTAGCAGTACCTATTCCGTCTTCAAGAAGCAACAATCCTGTAGTACTTGAATTAACTGTCAAATTCATAAAATTATTTGAAGCATCATAAGGATTTGATAAAGATATAGTAGATGCGCTTCTTTCTAAATCAAAATTTCTAAATGAATGTAAAGTTATAGTTTGTCCACTTGTTCCATTACCCAATGCTATATTTAAATTTAAAGTTTGATCAGTTATTGATAAAATTTTTGCTTTAAGAGATGTATTAGAAGATAATGTAATAATATCATTTACTAATAAATCTTCACCAAAGAAAGAACTTGTTCCTACTAAATTAGTATTTCCTGTCAATACACCATTAACATTAGTTGTTCCTCTTACTGTTGATTCTAGCAAATTATAAAACTGTATATCTTCGTTATCAAACTTAGCTGAAGTGGGTATTGTATTATTTAAAATAATGGTATCACTATTTTCCGTAATAAAAGTTCCTGGAAAACCCGGTGTCGCTTCCTCTAAAATTATATCAAAAGAAAGATCCGTACTTATTGCGGTATTTCCTATTAAACATGTTGAATTTATTATTTCAATAACTTTTGTATCTTCCCGAGTTGACAGAACTTTGAGTCTATCATTTATTCTAAAATCTGCCTGAAAATCTGTTGCAACACCAAATATTACATTTGATTTTACATATTGAAATGTTGCAGTTGTAACTGCTTTATTATTTCGATATACACTATCTTCCAATGCAAAAATTGATGTTCCATTTTCTTCTGATACAAAGTCACCAGTTAAATCAGCAGAACCACCTTCTAAAATTAAATTATACGTTGTTATATCAATTAATGAATTATTTCCAACTGTGGAATTTGCATTACTTGAAGTATCAAACTGTCCATTACATGAATGCAAAATTAATATATTATTATTTGAATCATCTAATTCGTGTCTAAGAATTATACCAGTTACTTTTTCATTTGTCGCAGTATTTATTTGTGTAATTATACTATTTGCAACAAAATTAGCACTAGCACTAAAAATATCGGGAACGGTTGAAGTCTTAGGATACGTATTGCCAAAACCTATAATAGAAATAACATTTGATGATGATGTATCTATTGCACCTGCTAAATAATTTTCTAATCTTAACTCTCCATAAGAAACTTCAAAAGATTGTTCATTGTCAACAACAACATGTCCTCCTTCAACATATGTTGCTGAAAAATCTGTTGTTGTTATAGTTGTAGGCATATCCCAATAATCATTTAATGTATGACCAGTTGTTGCGGCAAATATAACGGTTATACCATTATTTAATTCTTGTACTCCTGTTCCCATAGCAACACCAGTTGCATCCCAAGTAGATCCACCATCATCAGACCAAGTAAATGTATCAGTAGCGGCGGCCGCATCAATTTTTACTCGATAAGATAAAGCACTAGATCCATTATATGCTCCACCAAATGTGATATCATCTAATCCAGATCCAGTAAATGTAGTTGAACCTAATGTTTTAGTAGTTTCTCCAAGTATTGCATCAGAATTACCTGTTAAAGTAATAGTTCCCGTTCCTAAATCTTGATTATTATTAAATATTACGTTATGTTTTGGATCTGTCTGGTCCTCCATCAAAAGATCATCACCATCTTCTTTTAATGCAAAATCTCCATTTTCAAATGTTATTTTATTATCAAATCCCATATTCAATTCAGCAGGATCAGGTGTAAATTCCCCAAAAAGTTTTGTTCCTATAGGATGCAACAATTTAAAAACAATTTCTTGATAATCATTAAGTTGTCTATTTGCGATTAAAGAATAAGAATAATCTTGATAATAATTGCTATCAATAAGTTTTTTATTAGAACTTAATTGCCCATTTTCATCAAGATATAATCCTGTCTCTGATCTCAGCGCACCAATTTTTGCAGTTAAAAT